TGCAAAGGAAAAGACTCTGAACTTAAGAAGTCGGTCCTCATCAAGTTGTTGCGTGACAGAAGAATTCGTGACCAGATATCTAGGCAAATCAATTTCACCCCTGACTATGATAATCGATGCAAGACTTACTTCAATGTCATGGGTACAGAGACGTGTCGCAGTACGACTTCCGTCCTCAAGAAACCAACCAGGCCAAAAAAGATTGGCCTACCTTTTCATACTATATCCAAACACGGAGAGTTAGCTAAAGACATACGAACCATGTTCGTAGTGGATAAGGGAAAGGTGTTCGTTCAGTTAGATGCTAGCCAAGCTGAGCCAAGAGTAGTTGCAGTTCTATCGGAAGATTGGGAATTACTGAAAGCAATTGAGTCAGGCATCATAGATATTCATAGGCGTACTGCCGCTCTTATATTTGGGTATACGAAAGGCTTACAACTCAGTGGCGGATGTACACTAGCTGATGCAATGAGTAAGGATGGACCAGAACGATATACAGGAAAGACTACCAGGAATGCAGGCAACTACGATGTTGGTAAACACACCTTCATGTCCACGTTCAATACCAATGCACAGAAATATGGAATCAAGATTGAGATATCTGAATGGCGTGCTGGCGATATGCTACGTATATTCCACGAAGCAAGTCCCAAAGTTAAACAGGTCTTTCATGCTCAAATTAAACAAGCTCTTTTCTCAACGCGTTGCTTGGTAGATCCATTTGGATTTCCTAGAATCTTCTATGCCAAGCATGATGAGGATCTATGGAAAGAGGGTTATGCAAATATCCCACAGCGTACAGTAAGTCATTTAGTTCAGGGTGCTGCTATCCTATCTAACAAAGAGTTTGCTGGAGATGCTGAAGTATACTTCTGTTCTGAGAACCACGATGCACTAGTTCTACAGGCACCAGAGAATAATTGGGAACCGTACGCACGAGTAGTACAGAAACACATGGAGCGACCTATTGACTTCAATCGATACTGCACATTGAAGAGAGATATCAAACTAATAATCCCTGCTGATGTTGAGGTAAGCTACACACACTATGGCGCATTAGAGAAGGTCAAGCTACACGACGAACTGAAAGAGAGACTAGCATGATTATCGGATTCACTGGCACAAGAGAAGGAATGACATCTAAGCAATACCAAACAGTAGTCAGACTACTCGGAGAACTAAAGCCGGATACAGTTGTACATGGAGATTGCTATGGATCAGATACAGACTTCCACAAAATCTGCATGAAGATTAAAGGTGGCATACTTGGGAACAATCCGCCTAGCATAGTAATCAGGCCAAGCAATTTGAGTACCAGAGCACACAATGATGGAGCAGATATAATCCATCCAGAGAAAGCACCTCTCAATAGAGACTTAGACATAGCTCAGAATTGTGACAAGTTAATTGCTACGCCTAGACAAGACACGGAAGTTCTTAGAAGCGGAACATGGACAACCATTCGATATGCTAGACGGTTTGGAAAGGTTATTTACATTGTCAAGACAAATGGAGAGATAGCTTGAGTGAACAAGAACTGGATCGATGAGATAGTTGAGGAGTGTGATGCAGTTGAAACTCCCCGATCCTGGTTGTTCTGGTCTTTGGTATGTGCAATATCAGCCGCTGCTGGTAATAACTACCACTTGAAAGCTGTGCAGGGAAAGGTTACTTACAAGCCAAACTTGTTCGTAATCTTATTGGGTGAATCAGGACTGGGAAAAGGATTTGGAATCAATCTCTCCAAGAAGCTCGTTGACCTTGCTGATGTTACCCGCGTGTTTAGCGGTACAAGCTCAATCCAAGGTATCATCGAGGAACTTGGACAGACTGCATCAAGGAATGGCAAAGAACCAATCCTTGATTCTCGCTGCTTCCTTGTAGCTGGTGAACTTAGTACTGCTCTGATTACAGATCAGTTAAGTTTAACTACAATGACAGACTTATACGATGGTCACTGGAATGAGAAGTGGGCTAAGGTACTTAAGGCTGGCAAAGTGAAACTGAAAGAACCGTATGTGACTTGGCTAGCTGGTTCAAGTCCTTCTCATTTCTATGACTCAATACCTCAAGTCAATATCGAGGGAGGATTGATAGGCAGAACGTTGACAGTCGTAGAAGATAAGAGAGCTAAGGACACCGACCTATTAGACGATGACGACAATATAAAAGACTTTCCATTTGAGAAGTATGTCACTCACCTTGAGCTAATCAATCGAGGCAGTGGAAGGTTCATTCCATCTGATGATGCAAAGAACATGTTCAATAGCTGGCGTAAAGAATGGAGAGAGAATCAAGAGCAAGATGTAACTGGATTCTTGAATAGAGTACCAGACCATGTACTGAAGGTTGCCATGTGTCTATCTCTTGCTGAGCCTACTATAAGCCTGATGATTAACACTGACCATATCATACAGTCCATCGACAGAGTAACTAAGCTAGTCTACTCAAACAAGAAGGTATCTAAAGGAGTAGGCCCAGACCCTACTGCTCCACAATCCAAGATGGTTATAGACTTCCTGCTTCAAGCAGAAGGAAACAGACTCTTTAGAAAACAGCTCTTGAATAAGGGCTATGGACATTACAACAGTCAGACGCTCGATCAAATCATTAATGACTTAATCGAGTTAGGTTGGGTTCAGCGAGAGAGATATATTGCTGGACCTAAGACTGACTGGATAATTCAGTTAATTGGCAGACCACTGGCAGACTACAAGGAGTTCGTTACTGGCCGTGAAGAAACCCAAATGAAAGTGTTCAAGATGCGAGTTTGAATTGTAGGCAGTCTATTTACCGAACAGATAGACTGCCTTTCTTTCTAGGTTTCGTATAGCTAAGTGGCAATTCAGCACCTCTTGCAATTGCTTCCTCTCCGCTAACATCTCCTTTAGCATAGTCAAATAGTCCTTGAATGAATTGATATTCAAATGGCTTTAGTGCTTCCTTCGCATAGTTCTTTCCTGCATCAGTCCAACCAATTGGCCTACCATACTTATCTGTATAAGCAAGTGGATTACCTCTATCATCCTTCTTAGTTACAAAGATATTAATAAGAGTTTTAACTGGCACGCTCACTCTATTCTTACCAAGAGTATCTACAATAGCCATCGGATCTTTCTTAGCAATAGCAGATCCAATTGAACCTAGAAGTCTAAATTCTTCGTTGGCTGAAGTCAGGGTGGGGAATACTCTAGATTTTCCCTTGGCATCCTTCCCTAATGGAATCGCTGCAATATCTCTAATACCTGGTGCAGATAAAGCACCACCTGTTACAACACCAGCACCAGTTATTCCAGCACTTCTAGCCAATGACTTAGCGTAAGTCTTAGATACTGGACTAACCGCTTCTCCTTTAACCAGAGACTTAGCTACATCACCAGCACTCTTCCATTGATTAATAGCCTTAGTTACTTGAGACTCCATCCAGTTAGGTGCAAGTGCTCCAATCCTTGCCATGTCCCTGCCATTAGGATTTCTTATTGCTGTATTAGCTCCACCGTAGAAATCATTCCCAATTTGAGCGGCAGCCTTCAGAGCTTCTTCCTCTGGCATTCCTTCCATCATGAATCTCTTGAATGTACTAATAGTACGTTCTGCATTTAATGCAGGTAGACTTCTCTTAAATAATGGATCTTCGAAGACTTGCTCACCTTTCTTCTCCACCCACTTTGCCCCTTCCTTTATCTTTCCAACTGTACCTTCTGCCTTAACTAGAGGTGCTTCCATTTCTGGTCTGAATTGCCAACCTCTATCTACCAACTTAGCCATAACCTCTTTATCAGCTTCAGGCATTTCGACTAGGTATTTAGCAGCCTTAGCTCCAGTTGGGTCAGAGAAGAATTTCTTTAGACCTGATACATATCCATTCAACTTCATATCATTCTGAAGAATATTCCAAGCATGCATGTTGTACTTAGTCCAAGGTACACCACCTGCTAAATAGATATTCTTCGTCTTACCAGCCACTTTAGCTGCCACTGCTAGTGGTTCCCAAGCTTCTTGAGTAGCATTTCTAACGTACTTAGCTAAATCTCCAGCATTTGCTCCTTGGAACTTCCAATTAGCTGGTGCTAAACCTAGACTCTTTGGATCTACTTGTTTAGTTTGAACTAGGTAATCAATGAACTCTTTATCTTTAACGGCTTGCTGGAACTTCTTCTCGTAAGCCTCCATCAAATCACTCATATTATCCCATTTCGGAGTTAGGCCAGCTTCCTTTGCAGCTTCATAAGTAGGGAATCTTCTAGTCTTTGTAATAGATGGAGTCTTGCTAGCATATCCTTGGACAGCCTTCTCAAATTCCTCGGCAGTATTATTGTATTCATGCCTTAGATAGTTAAGAACCTTCTTATCCTTATCCATTAGACCAAGTTGTTCAGCCTCCGCAAACCTGTCATCAAAATACTTCTGTACATCTGCTAGTCTTCCAGTTCTATCTCCTGCCTCATACTTAGCAATCAAGTCTGGATCAGTTAGATCCTTGAATTTATCCTTAATTAGACTACCTTTGAATGTAGCTCCATTCTTCCTACCAGTAGCCCAAGTCTTTACTGCATCTTTAGCATCCTGAGAGGTATTAACATTTGTAGTTACACCAGCAGCTTTCTCAGCAACTGGAGAAATAGCCTTAGCTGCTTCACTAACTGTAGGTGCCTTCTTTGCTTCAGCTGCTAATTCTTCTGCAACCTTCTGTCCTTGTGCTCTTATTTCAGCAGGTGATTTAATTCCACCAAATTGTCTAGCTTCTGGCTTAGGAGTAATAGGAGGTTCAGTTAGTCCGCTAACTGCCTTCTGTTTCTCAAGTGCAGATCTAACATCTCTAGTAGGTGGAAGTAATTCAGTAGGTGGCGGTGGTTGAATTGGTTGAGTAAAGTCTGGTGCTCCGGGTGGTGATTCAAGAGCTTGACCAACCTTTTCAAATGGAGTAGTTCTACCTGCTGGAGTAATAGAACCTAAGTCTACATTAGGAGGCATTTGCCGAGGACCAGCAGTTTCACCAGCAGTACGTAAGATATTAGCTTGTGCAGTTCTAGGTCTAACTGCTTCAGGAGCTATATTCTCTGGATATGGTAGATTAGCTCTACTAGCAGTGGAAAATCCACCGGTAGTTTCACCAGCAATAGGTGGCAATGCAGATTCTGGAGAACCAATACTTACAGTATTACCCCAACCAGCACTTCCACGTAATGCAGCTACTCTCTGTTGTTCTGCTAATTCAGCAGGACTAAAGGTAGTAGCTTGAGGAATACCAGTTGCTCTCTCAGATTCTAATATTGCAGATCCTCTAGCTAAAGGACCAGACATTAACTTATTAGTTGGTACTGCTCCTAATTCACCAGCTACTACACCAGCTTGCTGAGCAGGCTGTTGCGCAAAAATATCTGGCATTGCTATTTGTTGTTTAGCTGCTGCTGCTTGAGTAGGTGCTATATCTGGAGTAATATTAATAGGTGGAATTTCAGTAGGTGCTGGTGGCAATCCTCTAGGCGTTACGTTCTTAATATTCGGAAGCTTTGTTCCTGTAGGAAGTACTTCTGTTATTGGACCTGGAATACCCTTTGGTTGTGCTGAACCTAGTATTGCACTAGGAGTACCCATAGGGCGAAGGATATCTTCATAGAGACTCTTGCCAAATCCTCCCCAATATGTCTCTGGTTGAGATTTCCATTTAGGGAATATGCTAGCTTCTGATTCTGGTCCTCCAACTTGTTGACCAAGCTTATAACCTGGATGACTTTGCTCTAATGCTAAAGCTTTAGCTTTTTCTTCTGGAGACATCGTAGACAGCATATCCTGTCTTCGTGCCTCTGCATCTTTAGGAGTATCTCCATGTAAGAATCTTTGACCTACATCACTTGCAGCAGCTTCCTTAACTTTCCCCCAACCAAATTTCAATGCATCAAGCAATCCAAATCCACTCGGCTCTTCTTTCTTCCAATCGCTAAAGTAAGATTCAATATCTGGTTCATCTGTTTGAGTGGATACAGGCGGAACTACAGATGGCGTCCAAGCTGGTTTACTTGGAGTAACAGGCTTAACGATAGAAGGAGTCCAAGCCATTTACTTTCTCTTGAATCCAGCAGCTTCTGCTTGTGCTACTTCAGCAGGATTTACTGGGAAACTCTTTCCATCCTTAACCATCTCCACTGTCCCAGGTGGATATTCTTGCCCGTTAATAATCACATTACTAGTTTTAGCTTTAGGATTTCTCTGAGTAACTGTTCTCTTTTCATCACCTTCAGGAGATACTCTAGTTTCAGAAATAACAGTTTGCGGAGCACCAGGAGCAATCTTAACTCTCTTTGCTCTCTCTTCCTTCTGTGCAGGAGTTTCAGCAGTAGATGCTATACCAGTATGTACAGTTGGAAGATTACCAGAGGGATCTACAAACTGGACATCTGCACCTGGAGCTTCGATTCTTGTATAGTTTGGATGTTGTTGTTCAAATACTTTGAGATCTTGCCTATTCTTGAATTGAACACCTTCCAAGGCTACTCTATTAGCTTGTCTAGTTCCCTCTAATGCCTGTTCAGATGGTAGTCTTGCTTTAGCTTGTGATCCAGCTACTGCTCCAGCTTGTGCTGCTGTTTCTGCTCCAGTTGGGCCACGTTGTCCTAAATCGACTGTTTTGAACCCACCTGGAGAAGTAGGATCTTTAACTGTTATACTACCAATTCCAGTGATTGGATTGATATATGGAGAACCAACTGCCTTAGGTCCACCTAAATCGGTTGCTCTAGCTTGATAGTATTGAGTCTGAGCTTGACGTAATGGTTCACCAGCCTTAAGTTTCTCATCTTCAGATTGTGCTCTTAGTACATCCCATGCAGTCTTAACTCTATTGCCAACATTCTTCTCTTCTAGTTCAGCAGCCTTAGCTAGTTTCTCTCCCTTTAATCTATACGTATCCATTGCACTTCTATACGGAGCTTCTAATGCAGCTTGTGCAGCTTGTGCTCCAGAAGCACCACCTCTTTGAACTCCTTCACCAAATCCAGTTAGCATTGCTGCTAATCTGCCCATCTTAGTAGGTTGATAATCTTCTCTTCTAGGAGTTTCTTCTTGCAAGAACTGTCTGTATTTCTGTTGTTCTGGTCCAGCTTCCCAATCCATTATCTTACGATAGACATCTGACATGTCTAGTTTTTTATCATTAGTAGATGGAACTGGTAATTGTCCAGATTTTGGAGTAAAATCAAATCCAGACATGGCATTACTAGGATCATTAGGATCATCAAGAGATCCTATATTGAAGCTAGGTTTATATGTTTGGCTACCAAATATGTTAGGTCTGAATGCCATGATTTGATCCTTAAGTCAAGACTCCTCTAGGCAAAGGCATATATGATAGATTCGGATTACCAGGGTGATAACCACTACTACCCATCATACCTGGAGAAGCTTGACCACCTCCACCTTTACCACCAAGACCAGCAAGTGCTCCGCCAGCTATATTGGTTAATCCACCTGTCATTAATCCACCAATACCACCAGCCAGAGAACCAATGCCGCCCATGATATTAGCAAAGCCTTGAGTCCAACCTGGTAAGGTTGCCTTCTTATATAGTTGATCAATCAAACCTTGTTGCTGTTCTGATACATCTTGTCCGTATCCTCTTAGGAGGTTTTGATTAGCTAGCAATTCATCTGGAGTAGCACCGTAAGTACCTAGCATTCCTTGCAATCCGGACATTCTATCTTGCTGTTCTTGTTCTAGAATGAATCTACGATTAGCTGCATCATTAGCAGCACCGCTTGCTCCCATTGATCTTCCAAATTGATCAGCAGATTGCAACCCGCCCGCAGCACTTAAGCGAGTTTGATTAATCATCTGCTGATTCCCTTGCTCAATTCCGGCAGCAGCTTCCATCGCTGCATCGATTTGAGCTTGTCTATCCAAACCCATTCGACCAGCACTGGTCATTGCATCTTGAATAGCTCGATTCTTATCAACATCCAATTGACCAGAGGTACCATATCCTTGCAGTCTAGCTTGATTCTTCAAGCCTTGCAACTGCAAGTTATTAGAAGCTAGCGTTTTGGACGCATCCATTCTAGCAGCACGTACGGTATCGCCAATATCCAGTTCAGTATTCCTTGCATTTGTTGCACCTTCTTGAGCACCCTGCCTAGCAAGCTTAAATCCAGCTTCAGACCAACCTGGACCTAATTGTCCAGATTGAATCTTAGCCCGATTCATTGCATCTCGATTAGCCTGATAGTTACTGGCAATTGCAGCGTTACTACGCGCTCGAATATTCTGGATATCTGTCGGTGAGTACCCACCAGTCTTTTCGACGTCTTGTAAATAGCCCCTTTGAATTCCTTCTAAATCACCCGGATCTAATCCACCTGTCTTAGCAAAGTCTTGCAATCCACCTACGGCCTTCTCAGTTGCACCATACTTGCCTCTAGCACCTAGTAAATCTTGGATTGCTGCATTCGTATCTCCATAGTTACCAGAAGTATCGTATAGCTTACCTGCTGCGCCTTCAATTCTACCTAAGCGAGCAGGATCAAATCCACCTTGTTTACCAGCTAATTCACCATATACATCCATATATGATGGAGAACCAGCACCACCGCCTCCACCACCCCCGCCTCCTCCAGTTCCTCCTGCTCCACCACCAGAAAGGAAATTCATCATTTCCTCTCTACTTCTACCACCAGCACCAGATTGTAATCCTTGATATCCACTAAATACAGAACTACGTTCAGTATCAGAACGCGGAGTTAAGGTATTTATTCTGTTAGTTTCCCAATCTATATTGGATTGACCTTGCTGCTGTGACCTTTTCTGTTCAGCAGTGATAGCCTGTCCCATTTCTTTCTTGTCAGCCTTCCCCATATTAGGCTCCTCGAGAATTCAAAACTTTCATATTCGCGTATATAGTTTCCTGAGCCTTTCTCTTTTCTTCACGTTTTCCACTCTTATTTCTAATCTCCATTGCCTCTAAATATAACTTTGCCTGTTTATCTTTAACCTTCAAATATGGCATTACCAGCTTTAAGAATTCTACGCCGTGTCTACAAGACATAGTCCATCTATGGAAATTACTATGATTATGAAACATTCCCTTTCTTCTATCTCTCTGATTGAAATTTATACTGCCCAACCCAGTTAGATTATGACCCCATATTATAGCAGTTGGATCGGTCATCCCGATACTAACTCGTAAATCAAAATTTCCACTTTTAAGACGATCCATCATGACAGAACCTTCGCCATCTAGTAGAGCAGCGAGATAACCCTTGTCAGCTTCATCCATTATTCCACCCACTTCAGTAAGACTTCTACTGCCTTGACTGGATTCAATCCATAATGCTTCTTCAACAGTTTCTGAGCACCAGCATTCGCAGCAAATGCGTGCCAATTATCAAAACCGGCATTTCTAGCTTCTACATCTGCCTGTCTCATAATCCTGTCGAAGATTTGAACACGCTTCTTCCTTGGTAATTCATTATCTAGTACGAGTACACCTTCCAAGATATTAGAGAGAGCTCCAGCACCAACTAACTTGCGTTGCGAATAGAATCCATTCTCAGAATCCACAATATCTTCTACAACAATAAGGGCTTGTAGATGTTTCGGCTCAAGCTTGAAACCAGAAGCTCCAAACAATTCGACAATTCTATCGAAATCCTTACCAGTTGCACCACGTACTAGGTAACTCATCTGAATTTATCTAAATTCGATATAGTTATACACAACCTGACGACCTAATGGTGCATTCGGATTACCAGCAAATCCATGAACCCAATATCCAGTGAGAGTAGAACTATTCGTCCAGACTATACTTGATTCAACAAGCGATTCAACAGCTGAATTTACTCCACCAGAGAAAGTTAAAGAGTTATTGAATGTCCATCCGCTCAACACTAACATTGTCTTTGCAAGATTAACTGCCGTGACACCAACCTGTGCAGAATCTTGCCCGTCGGGTATAGATATTGCTCCTTGACCCTTACTCTTAACTACGCTATTATAGAATTCCATTACCGTAAATCGTATATAATCACCTGGACTTACGTTAGTTCCACCCCAACCAACTCTAACGGTTGAACCATTTAACATCCATACGAATGAAGTACCCGCACCATTATACAATCCGTTAGTTCCATGACCTATAAATCCTTGCGGTAGGATGATAGATGCATTTATATCTACAGCTGTACCAAGTGCAACATCTACATAGTTACCAACACCAGATGGATTCTGACCATAGTTAGATTGAACTGATTTAACTACGGAAGCTAGATAGCTCATTGCTCCAAACTCAAATTACATCCCACTTATTCCCATTAGCATCAGCTTTGAGAACTAATGAGGAATATTGAGGCCAATCAAAGAAGTATGGGTTCTGCCCTAGAATGGTTTCTCCTGGCTGTGTATTCACAACCCAAGTATTATTAGCTCTCTTAATCAGACCTATGATCTTACCCATGTTACCAACTACAGTTGGCATTAATACGTTAGCTGCTGGAGTACCGAGATTGAAAAAAGTATTAACATACGCGTTGAACGTAGCATTTGCATCGCCAACAGCATACGGAATGTCAACAACTACAACAGCCCAAGTATTATCGCCTCTCAAAAAAGTATTAGTATTAGGAGTTCCAGTCCCCAATCTAGCTAGTGGAACTGTACCGCCAGACAAATTCGCTGCGTTTAATCCATAAAGACCAGAACCAGCACCAGCAAGTACTCCACCTGATATATTTACATTGTTAGAATTTTGCTGCGACATAGTACCCAAGCCAAGCAGAGCAAATATTCCGCCCGGTGTAGTAGTACCAGTGCCACCGCCTGCCACTGACAAAATCAAATCAACCCAAATAGTACCATTCCACTCTTGGAATCTGTTAAGAGTCCTACTGTATCTAACGAAACCAGAACTGATATTAGAAGGATCTACCTTGAATAGAGATGCAGAGTCAATATCTCGTTGACGTACCTCATCAACGAAATCAATATAGTTAGAAACAGGTGTTGGTCTAGTCCAATCAGCCATTGTTATTTCTACGGAATAGTAACAAATCCAGCAGCAGCAGCCATATCATCCCAATCCGTATTCAACTGAGATAGAATATCAGCATCTCCAGATGCAGTTACGACTGCACCCGTCTGTGTAGCAAAGTCATAATTGTAACTAGTAGCAAAATTATTGACATTTGGTCGCATTACGAAGGATTGGATAATAATCCCAGTCTCATTATCCAAATTCCTCAGTACCATTTTTGCATATGCAAGTCGATTCACATGGTTAGGTACTGTGTCTGCTTCTTCTTGTACTTGCCACGCAATGGCAGACATCCCAGACCGCACTCGCTTGCGAAACGTTGGATCACTAGCTAATGCTTGTTGAGTGAAAGTATCATTTGGCATTTATCCCCCTAAACGAAGTATACGACAGTACCTCTTACTTCTTTACCACTAAGAGAAGCCATAGTAATTACACCACCACTCACGTTGTAGAAGTAGATCTGTGTACCGGCAATCGAGAGTGTCATAGTAGCGCCAGCGTTCGTATAACTTACACATCCTCCATGATAACCAGCATTATTTGCACCATAAGGAAGTGGTCCAATAATAGCTTGAAGCCCACTTGAATTACCAGAAAATACAGCGATGAATTGCACAACTACTTGGCGACCAATTTTCGTATACTGTCCAGTTGTGCCACCACCCATTACAGTACCAGCACCACTCTGATCCTGAGGTATCCAAGTTCCTTCTTTGTAATCATCTAGTGTGTTGACATCAGATGATGGACTGGCAGTAGATGGAAACTGTAGCTGTCCATTAGGAAAGTATATACTAGGAGATGTACGCCTAAGTACTATTGGAGTAGATTGTGCTATATTCCCAGCATCATTGTAGGCTTGGAAATTAAGATCCCCAGCTGACCCGGCCTCGTAAACATACCAGTATTTACTATCAGTAGGTGCATCATTCTTGTAAAAGACTATCGTAGGCTGTGTACCCTGAATAGTTTCTCCTGGCATTGTCTGTGTAGAAGTAAATGTATTAGCAACATTTTTGAATGCGGCATTAGCATTAATTGTATTGATCGAAGTAGTATTATTTTGGACTGTGGTATTGAGTGTAGTCCCAGTCAGCCTTGCATCTGGTACAGTTCCACTTGTCAGATTTGATGCGTTTAATGGAGTAGAACCTAATCCACCTGCATTCACATTGCCCGACAGATAAATATCTCTCCATCTAGATGCTCCAGATCCAATATCTGATATAGCATCGATATATGGGTAGATTCTGCTTAGGTAACTTCCTACTACGGTCGAGTCTCCTAAGTATAAATAATTCGAGGAATCTAAACGTAAGAGTCCAATATCTGTACTATTTGCTCCATTTCTAGAAACAATTGCTGCATTATTAGGTATCCTAATTGCTCCAGTTGTAGCTGGACTAGTTCCAACAATAAAGGCACCGCTAGCTACTACATTACGCCAGCGTGTTCCTGAGTCACCCAAGTCATAAGTTGCATCAGTACCAGGAAAAAGTGTTCCGCGACTCACAATCCAATTCGAACCAGCTCCAATACTGACAACATCTCCCTGTGATTCTATCAAAACAATATCAGCACTATTTGCATTATTTCTAAAGTTGATTCCATAGCTAACTGGAATACGAATTAATCCACTAGATGCTGGAGTTGCACCTATGCTGAGAGCACCTGAGAGATAGGCATTACGCCATGCCCAACCGCTGCTTAAGCCTATATCTTGTGCATTATTGTTATTCGGTAGAAGGTTAACTCCTGCTTGACCGACATAGATATTATTGTCGGTATTAACTCCAATTATATTGACATCTACTGTATTGGCTGCATTTCGTCCATAGATGATGCCATTGTTTGGCAATCTAATTATACCAGCAGTGGCTGGATTAGTACCAAGTATAATTCCACCTGGAGTTGTGATATACCCAGTTGCAGGATTAACTGTAACCTGACTAGCATCCTTAATCAGTTTACCAGTTGTACCACTATACAAAGCAACTGAATTATCTACCGCGCTCGCTGGTCCTACTACATCTCCACTTCCGCTTGCTGTATTAGTTATTGTAACATCACCAGTTCCACTATCTGCACCTGTCCATGATAACGATACTCCAGAACCAGCAACTATCTTGGCAACTATAGCTGCTCCAGGCGTAACTGTATCTATATCGGCACGGCCAACTGTAGAGTCTTTAATTTGTGCACTACGAACTTCAGTCCGCGCCATTACGGAATCCTGTAATTCACACGTAGTCTATCAGTTGATAATGGTGCAGCTAGGTAGGTAATTGTAGCACCTGAGATAGTATAGTCGTTGCCTGCCCCGGGTTCCTGTAGCAATCCATTTAGAAATACTTCTTCACTTCCAGCAGTTGGAGTATTTGCTAGTGTAAAGGTTGTATTAGCTCCATTCAATGCACCAGTTGGAGTTTCTCTTGTGATGAACTTCGCTAAATTGACGCTTAAACCTGATGCGCCAACTGTAAGAGAGGTACCATTTAGTGCAACTTGAATCTTCTTCGGAGTACTGGCATCAAACTTCAAGCCAGCATTGGTATCGATATTCGCACTAACTAAGTCTGCTGCTACAACTAATCCATCTCCACCAATTACGTCGATTGTATTGCCTGTCTTTGTCATGCCAGCACCTGCTACTACAGTGCCAGCACCAGAGAATTGAGTAAATGTTAATGGAGTAGTACCAAGTGTGATAGGATTAGGAGTAGTTAGAACATAGCCATTTCCAGTTCCCGCTGTTCCTTCTTCAATGAAGGTAAACATTCCGGCAGTAACTTCACTTGATGCATCAGCATCAGTTGCTCTTGTCCATGAACCAGAAGCAACTATGTAAATACCGTTATCTTGACCAGCAGTTTGGGATTTAACAAGTACTCTATCACCAACAACAGCAGCTACGCCATCAATTGTCTGTGCACCACTTAGTGTAATGTTAGCTGTTGTTGCTAATCGACATGACGCCTTAACATCTAATCCTTGCGCTGCTGCATCAACGTATGCTTTCGTTGCTGCATCTTGTGGATTGACTGGATTCAGTACATTGATGAGTGCAAATCCACCCATCGACTGATTACTGGTAAATGGATAAGCCCCAGATGCTACAATAATCGTACTGTTAACTTCAGAAGCTGTAACTGACCCACCGATAATTTGGGTAGTACCACGAATTCTGGTATTTGCCATTTCTACCTCTGGTACGTAGCGAGCACTCTATCCCCTGTAAGGGGTGGAATTAAGAATGTTATCGTTGCACCGCTGATACTATAATCAATACCATGTGTATCTTGTAAAAGTCCATTGAGATAAATTTGCTCGGTATTCACTATCGGTGTATAAGCAAGAGTAAAGACTGTATTGGTACCATTTATAACTCCGGTTGGAATTTCACGAACGACAAAAAGAGCAGTTCCACCACCGCCACCGCCGCCTTGAATTCCTTCAGGGGCAATCTTAAGAATTTGCCAAGTAGCACCATTGTCATCTGAGACTTCAAATACATTGGTACTTCTGTTGTATCTTTGCCAGCCCATGATTTCAAATCACTATTCCTCTTGCTTTCCAACTTACAAGGTAAGTAATTCGATTTCCAGTACTGTCGAATGTATAGCCTCTGAAGTTCGTAGTAGTCACATTGGTATAGATAGCTGTAATAGGTTGGATCGCTTCGACCGTTAAAGTGATTGAATCAATCTTCCTAAATACCTTATTGTATGTTACTAGGGTTCCATTAGTATCTGTAGCCAATGCGGTGAATTGTCCACCGTCAGTCTCTCGCTTGACGTTTAAAGATACTCTGATGTTGGAATATAGAGCAATGCTGTGCCTATCAGTACTGTCGAATGCAAGCTTAAATCTGACATATCTAACAGAAGTAGCATATACAGTAGTGCCAATAAAAGGAGCACTCCAATTAGCGTTATCCGTTGAGTACTCAAGAGTACTATTCCCAGTAGCGATTGTTCCAGCTAGCGGTAACGTAGCCCAAGTAGCAACTACGATAACATTGCTAATTATAGATCCAAAATCGAATACCTCTGTATACGAACCAGATTTAGCTGTAGGTTCTGGTTGACAGTAGATAGGATAAGTAGCATCAATCTGATTCTGCGGAGTGCTCCAAGCATTGTTAACATAATGATCAGTCCATGTCTCAGTAGCATTAATAATAGCAAGGATGTGATTAGTTGTAGTACCAACATACTTACGAGAATTAACATAGGTTCCATTTAGATTGCCAACTCGTTCATCATAGAATGAGAAATCTTCTGGATTCTTAACTGTAACTACTACCGATGTTCTAGGACTTATGTTACCTACGATGTCTACTGCCTCAACTGAGTAAGTATAATTACCACCAATCAACTCAAAGATAGCCTTGAACGTTCCGCCTTCTCTACCTAGAAATCCCCCATCCCTGTATACATTGTAATAGGCAATGGCGAAGGTTGAGTTTAATGGTGTGTTCCAGTAAAGTAATACGTTGTTACCTAATACAACTGGAGTAATAATAGGAAGCGATATAGTTGGGATAGTTACAGTAGTTATCGATGCTGTTCCTGATTCGTTTCCAAAAGTATCGAAGGTCTTAATGAAGAATGTATGTACGCCATAGACTGCTGGTAGCGATACTGGATCAACATCGAATTGGAAGGTCGATGTCCTAGCCAGTAAGGATGCATCATCCCACTCAGAAGCAACGTGAGATCCTTGAAGATATCGAATTTCAAAGCTAGCAAGTCCAGCTATGATAGTCCAGGTAAGCCTTATGTTATTCGGAAATACTGTAGCTGTAAATCCTTGAGTATCTAAAGGAACTGGAACCTTCTTGGTTATGTCCTCTTCGCTTACTACAGACGGTGGATTGACTTGATTCTCTAGAGTATAGAAGTCTCTTATTAGAAGGTCTAATAAAGAATACAGCCTTGGATCATCAAACTCGACGCCTGACAACAAGGCCAGCAATGTCGATTCATTATTCATGCTGGCCTGCGAAGCCAGAGTGGTTTCGCAAATATAATAAGTTCGTCAATCATGAACCATTCACCGAACGAACTAACCCTGAACTTGGCAGACATTTTCTCATTCACGAAATTGATTAGTCTATCATATTCTCTGCCAGGAGTTTGAGCCATGGTTATAGATGGCGGATTTGCTGTAGCAGATTGATCCTCACTGAACAATGTTATCTTCAATGCTCCATTACCTAATAGTCTAAGATGAATCATGCTATAGTGATTAACCATTCCTGGCACTGCTGTCTTTAATGCGGTGGTAAATGCGGAGTCTATAGCATTGCCAAAGTCATCTGTTAAGTTGTCTTTCATTGTATAGATATTTCCGGAACTAAGAGCAAAGTGTAGAACTGGATTGTTCGTTACTTGATCTAAATCTCCGCTGAAACTGTTTGTACTGGCAGCAGACGGAAATGTCCAAGTAGACCATTTAATCATCTTCTCATCAATAGTCTGGTAGACAGTGATTGCTTCTGAATAATCACCGAATATAACAGTATCACAAACAGAAGAGGTTCCAGTTGGACAAGAGATAACAATTCTATGGTTAGTGGGATCGTCAGTGACTTGAACTAGATTGAACTTATTCTTATTGATACTATACCAAGTGTCTTGAATATTCCAAGTTAGTTCTGGCCTCTTCACGTATCCTTCAAAGGAGATTAGACCAGATCTGTCAGCTATTAAGACTCGATCAGTGTTCGTTCCTCTTGCATCTTGAATAGTCGCTACGCCAAAACATTCGGTTCCGGCATCCTTACTAACTATAGTCGGAGCAGTCCAAGTATTAGGATCTGAATCATTATCAAGAGTAGTGAGTATTTTAGTTGACGTACAAATAATAAGGCTTCTTCTGTGCTCAAAACAGTTGCGAATACCGCTAGCAGCATCAGCAGGATCGCAATTAATAAATCCAGAAATAGAATTGAATGATTCTGGTTGAAGTTTGTTGCTAACTCTGATTGTAAATTCATTAGCATCTTCACCCCAGACAATCATCCTTCCATTGTAGAATCCAATTCCAACACCAGCTGGAATCTTACCAAGAGAGTCAATCAGATAATCAGCAGATTCAACTAGATCAGCATCAAAGAATGAAATTTCAGTCTTACCAGTATCAACATTGTTGTTGATAATTCCATCTGGTACAAAGAACAATTCTTGTGAGTATTGATTCCCATCATACAATGAAGAAGGAACTGATTTAGTAGCCAGTATTACTCTAGCTACTGTACCAGGTGGACCTACTGGTATACTTCCAATATTTACAGCCTTACCACCACTAGCATCTAACTTACCCCATACTTCTGGACCAGGACCAGTAACAAATCCAGTATCAGTCATATATGCTATGGCGAATAAATGAATCCCCTTTTCTATGTTCCCGCTATTTACACTCTCAGCAACAGTAAGTAAGAATCCGCCAGCGCCAGAGCCACCGGCTAATCTTGCCGTTCCGCTTCCTTGATATACAAGTACGTACTTGTTAGGTATTCCTTTAATTCTATTGTGAGGAGTAATGTAAGCGCGATTGTTACTGCAAGCCATTGAAAAATCGACGAAGCTCGTATCTGTGTAGATAGGAGTTCCAGGAGCAAGACTATCGAACAGATTCCCGCTAGTATCAAGGATAATGAATCTAGGCGTTTCGTTAAGTCTTTTGTAGACAAAGAACCTCCTTATGTTAGATTTGGATATATTTAGAGCTAGCCCAGTTCTAGTCTCAATTCCAGCAGTATCAAACTTACAATTGACACAAGAAGTTTGATACGTATCAGGGGCTGAATCCGCAAGACCACGCGAATACAGCCCCCTAAAGCTAGTTTGCCTTAGCGGTGTGTGGTCAGTTATTGTTACTGTACTGGCTCTTTTGGTAGCCATTACGAATTCAAAACCTTCATTGTATTATAAAGAACCATTTTCCTCTCACTACGCTCCTTACCACGTCTTTCCTTACATATTTCTATAAATTCCAAAAATGATTCTGCTTGTTTTCTTTTAGTTTTCAAGTAGGGAAGCAACTGTAATAACAGTTGCCCCCCTAAGTCCCTACCTAGTCTCCATTTATAGGATATTTTATGTCTATGTTTGAAGTCTCCTTGTGGTTTTACAAGCTCTAAATAGCCAACACCAGTTGTTTCTACGCACCATTCCATAGTAGGTTTATCTGTCATGTTAATTTTGACTCGCCCATTGAAATGACCCTTACTACTAAGAGATATTCCAATATGGCCCTCACCATCCACCAGGCCAGCGAGATAGGCTTTGTCAGTTTCAGATAAATTTTTCATATCACGCACTAGTTACTATGCCCCAAGCAGGAGAGGCTAGAGTACCCTTGTTGAAATAATGTTTCCCAGTAGCAAGATCGATGTATTCAGAACCCTTACCACATAGTCCAGCTCCAGTAGTTCCATCTGTAGGTACACCAGATGCACAGATAGTTACTATGTTATTGTCTGCCAAATCCCTTGTAGCAGCTTGGATCATCAACGGAGCAGAAATCATCTTTTACCTCACTTTTATCTTATCCGGTCTGAGCTGTATACTTCCTACGGCGGAAAGTGAAAGCCTGTCTATTGTGAGTCAACATCCTAGTAAGTGCGTCATTGGCAGTAAACAGTTCATTGTCTCTTATTTCGTTGGCTTGTGCTGCATTCATCCCTATGTAGCGCGCACATAGTTCAGCCGTCTTAGCGCCTAGCCAATCTTTGAAGAGATAGCTATCTGTTGGGGACACATTTCCAATGACTACAGCTAGCATTCTTTCGTAATCCAGAAGAACTTCTCTAGCTATTGCACAACCTACAAATTGGATATTGTTATCTCTAAATGCCCACTTATTCAAATTAGTAGAGTATGGAATAGATGTAGGTTCCCAATCTCCTTCATCCATCGGTACCCAATTGCTATCATTTTGACCAGGTGCTCTCTCGAATAGTCGAATAGGAATAAGGAAGTCAGCAGGTAACTGAAGTGTCTTGGTATTGGCCGGAACAGAGATAGCAGTACTTCTCTTGTGTTGAATACTTGAGTCGAATACTATCAGTTCTTTTTCTAGCTTCTCATTAGCAATCTTGACATAGGGAAGTTGGGCTGTATAGGTGAACATAGTCAGAGCTGTATCATTTAGGTATGCAGCAGCAGTATCCATTATGTCAGACGCTAATACAGCAGGCGGAGGCATTTACTTAGCCCTATGCGCAGCAGCTAGGAATTCATTCTTGACGGCCCAATATGCATCACTCAATCCTATATCGCCTTCTTGCCTTCCCTTTCTTGCTTCTTCCATTTTCTTTTGTGCATCTTCCATTGCCTTCTTAGCTTCGTTTCTTTCCTTCTTAATCTCTTCATTAACTGGTGCAGGTTCAACTGGCTTCGTCTCTAGCTTAACAGGTTCGACAGGAGTAGATGAAGCAGGAGTTAAATTATCTGGGTTAAATGGCTCGGTCATTACTCACCTTAACCTTTCGTAGCAACTGCTTGCTGTTCAAGCAAAGCCTTATATTTAATCGGATCAACTACTTCACGACAATTAGGACACTTAATCGTATCAACTGGAACTGCAATTGTACAGAACGGACACTGCTTCGTATTCTCTCCAGCAAACTCAACCCATTCCTTCTTGACTCCCAAACATCTAGCAGCTAATCTTTGCAAATCAGATACAGCCATTATGTTCTTGTTCTTCACAAAGTCTGCATCAGCCATTGCAATCATGCGTCTAAACCAATTGTCTTGTTTTTTCTTGGCCTCATCAATCTCTGTTCTGTGCATTAGCCAGACTTCTTCATTCGTCAAGCGATTTGAAACCCAGAACAAACCTACTTCAGCATCTTCACTAGTAGCAATGTGTGCGTTCTTATAATCGTCTACTATTGAACGGGCCATTTCATCGGCAGGTGTAACTGTCTTGAAGGATGACCCAGGCTTACCTTCATCAATCAATGGATTAGGAATGTAATGAATAGATTCCTCTACATGTAGAATAGAGATATCTCCATACTTAGCTGCTGGAATTCTAAAAACTCCAGGTAGCATGAAGGGTTTCTCTTCAAAGATTTCTCTTGGCAACAAACTGACCACTGTCGCCGCATACTTAAGTTTGATATTACTTGAAGTAGTTAGTGGCATCTGTATCTGTCCCTTCCTTCAGCATTTCCTTGAACGTAGCCTTTTCCTTTTGCATTCGACTTGCTTCTTCATCTTCTAGTTCACTCGGAGAGCGAGTCCTAGCATTAGGATCGCCGTATATATGATTGCGAACAAGAAGCCTAACAGCACGCCAAATAGGCTGGCGATCACTATTAGCTGCACCAAATATCCAAACAGGTTCATAAGACCAGGATGTGACCATTTCAAGATACGGATTCCCTGTTGTAGACATTATTGCTTCAAGTACCCACATATCCTCATACGAGAATGGATACTTCCTTACTTCCTTTACTTCACACTCTTCTCTAAGAAAAATACCAGTCTCAGTAAAAACACGAAAGATACCGAATCGTTTCTCAAGCTGATTAGTAGTCCATACAAGCCTATATTTGGGAAGATTGAGAACAAGATCGTTCCCGTATTCCTCAGCCAGTTTCTTATTGATTTCCTCAATTGAGTCCATGTCGGTGATTTTATTAGACGGTGATTAAACCGTAAGGCTAGCTAGACTCCTAGGGCGCAATCTAGCTAGCCTTACCCTTCAACTAACTAATTCCTCGCTTGCTCTGCCACCATTCACCAGAGCGAGTTGCCTGCATTAGCTAGTATCCAGCAGGTACAGTCAAGCCATCAATATACGCCAGTCCAGCAGGATTCTGGCAGAAGATATTGAAGCTTACTGTAATGTACTGAATCTGCGAAGTTTGAACTCCTCCGGAAGCCCCTCTCAACTCGAACACTTTCCTACCACCTACCTCATAGAAGGCGGCGGGCTTCATCTCAGCTCTACCAAACAAACTGAGATCAAGGAAGTCAATCCTTGTCTTATCCCACATGAACTGGTCCTCAATAGGAGCACCAGCCATTTGCATTCCGTCGCCAAAATACAAATCCAAGTTCTCTTCCTTGGAAGTTTTTTGAATAACGGAAACAAGCTGACCGAGAGCTTCATACGCTTGTTTTTGGCAAGGATGCATGAAGGCTTTCAAACTCTTACTTGCTTCTTTTCGGCCAACTCTATCTCCGACCTTGTTCATTGACAAACGAGCAAATGGCAATGCCAACGCTCCAGCAGCATTAACTCGATTTGCTCTGATTTCAGGAGTCAATGAACGATCAAATCCCAACCATGTTCCAGTTGAGGCATTTGAGTTGTGATATGGAATACCCAACAAGCTAGCCGGTGAAGCACCAGATACTCCGCTGACTACAATCTTATCAGTATTCGCAACGTTAGTTACAGCAGGAGCAACCTTGATTTGCTTGTTAGGCAAGTCATAGAAGGTAATGAAGCTATCTGCTGCCGCTGATCTATCAGTAGCCAAGGTTGTATCGTATACCTTGACTGGCTGACCGAATCTGAGCAACTTGACACCGAATCCATCAGTAGTCAAGTTATACGTGTCAGTACCGCCTGCGGTCGTAAACGACGTGATTGTTCCTAGAACGCCATTTCCTGCTGTCATACACAATGCGTTAACACTGCGTCTGAATTCAGGCATTGCACCAGCAATCAGGTCTTGATATGCATCCACGACGGCCTTCTGGCTGGAGTCAGTTGACCATTCAACAAGCTTTGACCACTGAATAGCATACTTGAGGTGTGCTACAGTAATCACAGCCTTGTCATAGGCTGGTCCATCACCCAATCCCATATCAGCATTATCAGGATTGAAGTGACCAAATCTACCACCTGGCCTCAGTTTCAAAGGAATTCTCATAGCTCGATTTGAAACTGGCTGTGCAGCAGTTGACTTTTCAATCTCAGAATACAGAGTATCCTCAAGATCGAATAGTTTGGGAAGCTTCTTGTTGACGCGTTCTAATTCAACGCCAACTACTTGTGACTCTGTTTGGGGCATTTATCTTTCCCTTAAGATGTCAATGTCACTCTTTGGTCTTTCTCGTCTTTCACGAAACCCCTCGTTTCGCCCTGTAACTCTTCTTTCCACAGAAGGTTTGAAAGACTTAGCTTGACCGTTATTCTTTTCCGTTCTATCAGGGCCCGGTGATTCCTTCTTTACTTTCTTATTTAACGCTTCAGCAACAAGTCTACTTCTAATCCTGGGCACTAAGGATTTCGCGCGGGCCAGTGCCGCGTTTACTATTCTGGACTTGGAATCCTTAGTATAGCCGTCAGATTTCGCTTGTTTCCAAAGCAATGCCTGCTGGTTCATGTAGCGAGGATCTTTTTCAAGTTGCGACTTAATCTCTACCAATATATCTTCAGCTACCTTATTTCTAAGATAGCCAGTCATCCGTTCATCTTCCTTAATTCCAGCCAGAATAAATTCATTCATACGAGCGACGTATGATTGATGAGCAGCAGAAGAGAAGTTAGTTTGCTCTCTAGCTTCTAACTGCTCAAGTCTCTTCTCATATTCCTTCTCCGTTGCACTTTTCGGAGTAGGTTTGACTTCTAGCTCACCTCTAACCTTGTGTTCAAACTCATAATTGCCAAAGAAGTAGTTATGAATATAAGCCGCTGCCTTGCCTAAATCAGTCTTAGTTCCATCGCCTTCCTTCCAAGCACTCCTCAGAAGGCGCTTGATTGGAACTGCACACATTTCATAGTACAAGTCTTTATCAAGCTTACCAACTTGTTCCATGAAATCGAGCGATACTTTTTCAAATGATTCCCTACTGGAACTCTGGATTGTCTTGAGTAGCTCACCAACGTCATTCTTATTGAAGATATCTTCTTCGATATTGTCTAGTGTAGCTGCTCGTTTAGATATTTGTTCTGCTTCCTTAGGTGAACCAAGTACACGGGCGTATTCCTGATCACGAAATAATGCAGCACGAATATCAGGAAACTTCTTGAAGAAGTCAGGATAAGCTTTCTTAATGTCGGAGTAATGAGTTATTCGTGCCTCAGCGTCCTCCTCAGATTCTTTATCCTCTTCGGTGTCAGATTCCCCGCTTGCTTCTTTCTCTTCCTCGTCATCTCCTTCTCCCTCGTCTCCTTCTCTATCCTCATCGCTTGTATCTGTCTCTTCTTCTGATCCTTCTTCCACTTCTTCTGAGTCTGATTTCGATTCGACATCTTTCTCATCCTCAGCTAAAAGATCAGCATCATCCTTCTCGTCTTGAACTTCCACATCTTCTGCCATAGATTATTTACCTAACCTTCCTGAGAACGAGAAGCAGTAGCAGGTTGTTGTCCTGGTCCACTAATACCTGCCGGAGCAGCAGTCTTAGCTTGATTAGCCATTTCATGATCGCGATAATGAGCAATACAATTCTGATATCCAGCAGGATTCTCACGGTATAACTGAACACCAGTGGGACTTACTAAGATATCCTTAAGAACAAGCATATGAACAATGTGGTCATCAACATCCACATCAATCTGAACGGATGATTTGTTCTCAGCGAGAGGTTGTTCCTCAATCAGCTTATAGAACTCAGACCACTGTTTGTTCCTATCCCCTTCACCGGGAATATAAAACTCTGGCATTCCAACGGCTTCCTTCAATAGTTCGCTATTAGAAGGATGCAGTATAATCTTGCCAATCTCAGGATTCTGCATGGTCACTAACTGCATGATGAAATCTTTCTTTTGTGACCAGCTCTGTGGTAACTGACCGTTAATCTCCGGTTCTACATGACCAACCTTACCTTGAGCGGAAGCCTTTCTAATCCAGACGTTGACGAAGGCTCCATTTTGCTTGTCGGTGAATCTATCATCTTCCAGAAGATTATTCAGATAATCTGAAGTACATTTGAAGATTAGTTTTGACCAAAACGACTTAATCATTCCCCATGTCAATTGAAGTCTTTGTAATGCTCTTCCTCTTGATTCGACATATTCAGTCGCCGTATCACTGCCTGACGATGGAGATCCACCAAATATAGACGGGAACGCACCAGTAACAAACTGAGTCGTAGCAGTAAGGTCCTTAGTGAATTGCGTATATTCACCACTAAGTGTAGCACTCTTAATAGTATGAAACCCTTCACTCAACTGCCTTCCTGGTTCTGGAGGTAAAGCATTCGTCATCATTCCGGGTGCTGCTTTTTGTTTAGCATAGTTAGCCAGGTTCAGTGTCTTAGGATGTACGAACGTTTCAGGAATCCCATATTCAACACTCTGTAAGCCAAGATTGAATATGTCAGTTGTAGCATCCTGCATCGGTACAAGAGAATTTCCAGGTGGTTCCGCATGAATAAAGTTTGATCTTGGGTCAAAACTAATCGTCCAGTGCTCGTCAAGCTTTTCGTGTTTCGTCTCGACAACCTTCTGTCCTATTACAGTAACGAATACTCCATTAGGGAACTCATCATTTAGTAGATTCTCTTTCTCTTCATCATCTAGAGTATTATAATACCAAGGACGAAACCATGCAAATCTTCCAGTAACTAAGTCTTTTGGCATAGATCCCTGATATTCAGGAGGGATTCTAGCCCATCTTTCATATCGTTCTGTATCTCCAGCTTCGTTGTCAATGGAGTCACGATGATCTTTATAGACAGCTTGCCACTTAGCTTTGTGGTCCTCAAGCCTAAGAATGAGATATCCAACATTTTCCTGTCGCCGGGCATACAAGGGAACCTTTACGTGAGTTGGTCCAAAGATATCGAATCCTGACATTCCCTTCGGAGTTTCTTCATACTCTACAACTTCAGTTTGATAGTCAAGTCTTGCTACAGAATTAGGTTGTCCAATATAGCCACAGCTTGGACATTCAATGTTCTCATTGTATTGGACTACAGATGCCGGAACTGAACTGTCCAACAATTCACCGCAATTTACGCATCGCAAGTCGTAGACTTCTTGAGCAATCTTGTTAGTCTTTGACGGCCTTACAACTACTCCGAAACCGGGATCGCGTTTGTAATAGTTATGTCCAAATACAGTTCCGCAATTGTACTGTATAGTTAAGGCTTTGATCAACATCAACGAAGCAGCATTATGCTTAGATATAATATCACCAGCGCGAATATAAGTTTCTGCTGTTTCGATGTCATCCGGGTTCTCTGCATCATCAGGCCGAACATCCATATTCGGCAAATCGATAGATAAGGCTGCTATCAGAGATTCGGCGTAGGCGCGGTATATGTTGACAAGCTTGACATTATCAACTGCTGGCAATCCATACCGTTCCATTTCGGCGAGAGCTGAATCAATTGTACGGTAATCACGGGCTGCTTCGTCGTAAAATATAGTTTGGATGTTGTTGAAGTAGTAATCGTTACGCTTGCATTCCTTGAGCATAGACCAGCGTAAATCTTCATCTTCCTTCTCCGCGTTCCTGACTAAATCTAGAAGTGCTGTCTCTATCTGTTCATTTCTTTGATCTTGTCCAGGATCAGGAGGCAGACCACTATCTGCAATAGTGCCATCCTTGGCGGATAGCATCTCCTTCTCTTTAGTTAGCGGGAACATGACTTACTTGCCGAACTGCTTACCAAACTTATTGAACGGATGCGGCTTCTTCTTTTTCATCTTAGGTTCGTCTTTTGTCCCATTCTTTCCTCCCTTCATCCCTCCAAAGAAGGACATAGGAGACAAGGACATTGCCTTGGCGTCATTTACTTTGGGCATTCAAGTTCTCCTGAAATATTGCTTCACCTGGAGTCAAGTCTCTCTTGAGCGCGACTTGAGCCTTAGAATTCTTTTCTAATTGCTGACGAATATATGATAACGTTGCCTGTCTATGAACAACAGGCATGTGTTCTATCTTATCTACTGACTCTGCTTCAGGTCGAATAGCACCTAAGTGTTTCATTAGCAATTCGTAGTACAATCTTTTCTCTTGAGTCTCTACTTCTAACCATTCCCTATAGACTGCACAAGATGGACATTCTGGATATTTGCTAATGAATCCTACGGTGGCCGAGCCTACTTCTCGCACGTACTGAACTATGCTGTGTAAGTTCCTTCTCAAGCTTCTCCATCTGTCGATAGAAATTCGTTTGATTGTATGTAGCAGCGAGATCATCTAGCACCTTCTGTAACTTCTTCCGTCTTTCATGTTCAGCCGATGACATGTCAACATATCTATTGGCACACTTGACAATCATCCTAAGACAATCATACGGGTCATCTCCTTGAAACTCTTCAACATCTTCAGGATTATTCTCGGCGGGAACACAGCTTGGAATTACGTCGATTAGTTCTTTATTCTCCCGTTGAGTTTGTGGATAGCAGTGACTGAAAATCTGTAGCTTTGGTATGTTCCTCTCCGGTTCCGGTGGCGAGAATTGAGCCAAATACTCGTAGTATTTCTGTTCTCCGCCCTTCCTCAAGATAGCCGCTGCAAGTTCCTGGTCATAGACAACTTCTGGCATTGTGATGTGTGGCCTTTGTTCCCATCTTAGATATTCATGAACCATTGACTTGCCACCAACTCGATCTCTATCGCCTAGTCTAAAAGTGGCTCGACCATCAAATGATTCGTTTACTTGCTCTAAGATTGTTTTCTCTTCTCCTCTATGCTGTCCTGCTGAATGGCAAATCAAAGCATCTTCAAATTGTTCATCACCTGATAGATTAACACATTCTCTAGACCATTCCTTAATTGTAGTCTTAGTCCAGAACCAAGTTCTGTAAATGTAGCATCTGCCAATAGGAGATATAGCTGCCCATATGGCAAACGTCATTGCTTCCCAACCCCAGTCAATACACAGTATCTTTGGCCACCATTCTGGAATTACTGCCGGTGGCATGACATGGAAAGCATTCTCCGGTTCGTCTGCCAAATGCAGGATTCTGAATTCACTAAAGACTTGTCCTTCATAGCTAGACCAGTCACCATACAACTTAGCTTTCTTTTCAACTTCAGGAAGGCCTTCTAATCGAACGAGGTAGGTAGGATCGTTCTTGAGTAAGTGTGGATTATCTTTACCTAGAAATGGAATGTATATTCTTTTTTGTCTTGTTATCTTGTCGATAATTATTCGTCTTCCCGCTGGACATGGATCAATGAATCGCTTCTTGAAGAATCCATGTCCTACGTTGCCAGGATTTGTGTAACCTCGCACAAACGCTGGTAAATCTGGAGATGAACTCCTACAGCGAGTAATCGTAAGGTAGAGATACTGAAAACCTGTAAAGCCTGTAGCCTCTTCCCATTTGATAGTATTGTACTCAGCAGTATCGTATTTCCTAACATCCTGTTCTCTCTCGGCATGTCCGAACTGCGTGATAGCACCGCTAGGCCATGTCCATCTTTTCTTTGTCTCATTGTATACAGCACCGGCCGGCGCATACCATTCCGTCGAGCGTGGAATGATTTCTTTTTCAAGATCGGCATATGTTCTCCGTAGGATTAGCGCCTTGAATTTAGGATGCTCTGTTAATTGTCTAGTAGGATCTTCTAGTATAGTTAAGTCAGTCTTGCCACCTCCTGCCGCTCCTCCCCCTAAACATTCAAAGATTGTGTCTGGCAATTGCAGGACTTCTCTTTGTTTCTGTGTAGGCTTCCATTCTTTAGCCAGAACTTGTTCGGGATTAGATACACTTGTTACACCTGATATTGATTCGTTCTCATCACCCAGTCCGATTATTTTACTCACTACTGCTCTTTCATCAAGAGAGAACGAGAGATATCGAAAGTTACAGTTTGCGGTTCAGGCATTGGATCAGGCGGTGGTTGAGTAAATGCAGCAGCAGGCAGAGCCTTGTAATAGGTTTCAAGAGATACAGTATCTCCATTATCTGCAACAGCAGTAACTGTACAGACAACCTTGACCTTATCTCCTACTTTGATAGTTGCACCAATCATGTCTGATACGGAAGGTACAGTATCATTGACAGCCCATGTTGATGGCATCTCAGTGATGTGAGTTGACGGTGGCAATTTCACTTTTGGATTTGCCGCCTCGAATTCAGTAAGCAATTCGGCTTCTGTCTTTGCTGCTGGCATGATTTACTCCTTACTTGATTCTACTTCCACTTCTGATTGCGGATCATTAAACACAACTGACTTGATTGCCCACATCGCTGTTTGTTCGTTATTCGTAATTGCCACGCTACGCTGGCGAGAATCAGGACAGACTTCTTTCATAAGTCTTTCACCTTCGCTAAAGTGATCTCGAAGTCTGTTAATCTTCATCATTCCATCTGCCGAAGGCTTGTGATACGCATACGGCTTGTCAATCATTTCACACCTCACATGCTGTTTCAGTGCTACTAATGAACTACCTCTATCGGCAACGGAAAGATATATTTCTGCGAGAACTGATAGTGCAACTCACATAAGTGATTCAAATACGAATCACCTGAGTAAGGGACAAGAGTGATAACGTAATCAGCAAGCTCTTCACAAGTAGAAGTACGACTCCAAGAACAAGTAAGAGGAGGCCATTCCGGCAACCTATGAACAATCAGCTTGCCACCGTTTATCCTAAATACTCCAACTAAATCACAAGTAGCAATGTCTAGCTCTGGGTATCTTTTATCATCAGTATTCAAGACACTACTTGCCATAGCCGTTCAACTTATCTGTGCTAGACTTATACTCGGACTTGCCTTGCTTGGCCTTGCGTTTCTCAGACATTAAAATTGCAAGAGCCTGTGCTCTATTTGTTACTTTACCACCTGAACCTGATTCAAGAGTACCCCTCTTGAACTTCGACATTACCTCGTTCCAAGGCAAGTTATGCAGCTCCAGTCCTGTTAAGGACGTGCATTCTATCTTTGAACTCTAACTCCTTGGCAATGGATTCCTCTGTTCTTTTCCTAAATGCTCCTACAGCTTTTGGAACATTTTCAAATCTATCTTTTGAGTTCATGTATTCAATGAATTCAAGAGCCAACTTAATCTGTGGAGCTTTAACTATAACTAGATCTTTCATGTCATTTACAAATCTTACAATCTCTAATGGACGTAATTTCAGTTGATATGATGTTTTCCAATCTGATCTATAACTTGCTGCCCACGGTCTCGAAGTACCAGACAAAGTTATATATCCACCATATTGAAAGTTAATCATCTCTAATATTTCGTAGTTAGTATTAACAAAAGTTAACCTGAGTTGGCACTGCTTGGCTTTCCCCGTAATGGTAATACCGAGGTGGCCTTCTCCGTCGAAAAATCCTGCAATGTATTCTTTGCTGAGCATCTTTCCAATTCCTCTCTAGTTCTATCTAGATCCACCTGTAAGGCTGCGATTTGAAAGACAAGATTACCTATGATCTCTTTCAGCTTCTCTTCAATTGTAGACATTATATTTTAACTGTCAATGTTTGAGCAACCGCACCAGTTGACCTAATGAATCTCCCATTTGCTTCACTTTGGCCTGCGGTCAACGTTAAGGCAGCCTTAGTTGTAAACGTAGTGTCGTTGGATACTTCTAGTGCAGCAGAAGTACCGTCACAATATACAACACATCTCTGCGGTGGCAATGCGTATATCACATTCTGAGCTGCACTTACAGTCTGACCTGGCATGATAGTTTCCATTGGCATGATTACCTCCTAATCGGAATATCACCAATGCCTAAAGCGCGTAAGACATACAAGATCAAAACAATAACTGCAACTACGATAATTGCAGTCTTGAAAGGTGCTGGCATTGGAACATACGAGGTGAGCGCCCATACTAGGAATCCACAGATGGCAATGACTAAAATAAGTTCAAT